GCGAATGTACGAACAGACCATCGAGGGCGCGGACGTCGAAACATGCGTCGCCACCATCGACGGCGTGCCGTTCAACTCGTTGAACAGCGCCGGGCAGGTACTCGCCGGGCTTGACATCATCCGTACGTTCTGCCGCTACTACGGCGCAACCGCGCCCGTCTTCATCGACAATGCCGAAAGCATATCGCAGACCGATTTTGCGCTTGATTCGCAGGTCATTCGCCTGCAAGTGGTCGAGGGTGCTGCGCTCGAACTTAAAACAGCGTAACGACATGGCGCAGATCGTCAGCAACGAAAAAGGATTCAAGGTTATCCACGTCGAAACGCTCGACATGTGGGCCATCGGAAGCCCCGCGAAATGCGACTACTGCACGGCGGATATGGCGACCCCCGACGGTGGCTATTACATCGCCGTACTGAATAAGATATACTGCCCGCAATGCTATAAACGCTGGCTTTCCGAGGCGTGCCGCCACCCGCAGGACGCCCCTATCGAAGACCGCAACTACAACACGTATCGTCAAATCTTTTATTTCAAATAACTATGGCACAGAATAACAATCAGAACGGAGCGCAGACCGCCCCAACGACGCAATCGAAAGCGATTGCCGCAATGAAAGATGAACTTGCGAACAGCGTCCTGCGACGCATCGAGGAGCTGCAAGCAAACGGCGGACTGGTCGTCCCGAAAGACTACGCCGTAACTAACCAAATGAACCTTGCATGGCTTCGTATCTCCGAAATGCTTTGGGAGGATTCCAACAAAGTACAACACCCGGTTTTGGAGGTCGTAACCAAAGCATCGGTGGCAAATTCGCTGCTCGATATGGTGCTGCAAGGCATGGACATCCAAAAGAAGCAAGGATACTTTATCCCGGTCAAAAACAAGGCGTCGGGGCAGCTCGAACTGACGTTCTGGCGATCGTATTTCGGCGACGAGAAACTGGCCCGCGCACAGGGTATGAAGAAAGTCCGTTCGGTCGTCGTTTACGAGGGTGACGATTTCGAATACATGTACACGGAAGACGGCGAAACCAAAGTAACGAAACACGTTCCGAGCCTGTCGAGAATCGACAAAGACAAGATCGTCGCCGTCTACGCCGTAACGACTATGTCCGACGGCTCGCACTCGACGACAATCAAGACGATGACCGAAATCCGGCAAGCATGGATGCAGGGCGCAATGCGGGGCAACTCGCCTGCGCACCGAAATTTCACCAGCGAAATGGCAGGGCGAACGGTCGAGCGTTCCGCCATGAAGCACATTATCAACTCGTCATCCGACGCATGGCTGTTGAGCGAAGACGAGAAAGAACGCCGCGTAACGAACGAAACGGCGGCCGCGCCCGCCGGGGCAAATATCGAAGAAGCAAAATTCGAGGAGGTTGCTCCGGCCGCAATCACAGCACAATCGGCCGTACCCGCCGAAACGATGCCGCCGATCCCTACGCCGACGCCCGTTCCGCGCGAGGAGGTAACCGAAGAGGCAGCCCCCGCGGCCATTGAAGACGACCCGTTCAACGTGTAACCCGATGAAGCTGCACGTCATATCATCATCGTCGGCTGGTAACTGCTACGTTTTGGAGAGCGAAGCGTCTGCGCTCGTTATCGAGTGCGGCGCATCGCCCGAAACGATGTTTGCCAGGACTGGGATCGACGCCCGAAAGTTCGTCGGTGCAGTAGTAACGCACGAGCACGGCGACCACGCGGCCCACATCGGCAAATACGCCGACCGGGCAATCGACGTCTATGCCTCGCAGGGAACGCTCGCGGCGTGTCGCATCGACAAAGCGCACCGCGCGCACACATTACGACCGATGCAGTCCGTCATGGTCGGCGATTTCGTCGTCCGGGCGTTCGACGTGAAGCACGACGCAGCGGAACCGTTCGGGTATATTATCGAACACGAGGAATGCGGAAAAGTGCTATTTGCTACCGACACGCATTTTATCCGGTACAACTTCAAATCCCTGCGACTGAATCATATTCTGATCGAGGCGAACTATTCACAAGAGGAGCTGGACGATAATATCGCCCGCGGGACGATGAACCCGGCACAGGCAGCGCGCGTACGAACGTCGCATCTATCAATCGACGCGGCGTGTGATATGGTAAAGGCGAACGAAACGGCGGAACTTTCGACGGTCGTTCTACTGCACCTTTCGAACGCAAACAGTCTTGCCGATGCTTTTGCCGCGCAAATGCGCAAAACAGCCCATTTCGCGCGTGTTTTCGTCGCAGACAAGGGTTTAATCGTCAAACTGAACAAAAGCGAAATTTAACGGGTCAAATCAGCGTCAATGGCAAACGAAACAAATACTGGTTGGGTGCGGTTGTATCGCAGCACGCTCGGATGGGAGTGGTTCGACGACCCGCTCACGCTGCAACTGTGGGTCGTTTGTCTGCTCAAGGCGAATTACCTGCCTACGAGATGGCGAGGAGTGGAGATTGAACGCGGAGCTTTCGTTACCTCCGTCGATAGTTTGTGCGCAGAAACAGGACAGACGACACGACAGATTAGAACCCGTTTAGCTCGTTTGCAGGCGTCCGGCGAAATATCCGTCCGTGCGACAAACTACAAAAGCATTATAACAGTTTGTAAATTCGACACTTACCAGCCATTAGAAAATGAAAACGACAAACGACCGACAAACAGTTACGAGGGTTTGCGGAGGGTACCGGGAAAGAAAGCCGCCAAAATCGACAAACCAAACGACAAACCGGAAACACCTATAATTAACATTAATACAGACGATTATAGTGATAACACCGAACAAAACGACAAACAGAACGACAATCAATCGACAAACGACCGACAAACGCAACTGTTTTCAAGCGACAACAGTATAAGAATATATAAAGAGGAATATAAAGAATTAAAAGAATCTCTCTCTTCTCGCGCACGCGCGAAGGAGGCAGAGAGAGAGACATTTTTTGAAATTTTCTTTTTCAAGAATTTTATAAATCCCGATTACGAAGTCGAACGATTCTGCGCTAATTACGAGGCATCGGGCTGGATTCGTAAAAACGGACAAGCCGCTATCGACCGCCCGGCGCTTGCGCGGACATGGACGCAGGAAGATAAAAACGCCACGCCACGCTTCAACGCCGATTTTCTTGCGAAATACCGACGTTTCTACGACCTCGTAAAGCAAACGAATCCGGTGCTTGCGCCGATATTCATTCACGATCTGGAATTGGTATTTATCGACGCCGAGCGCAAACGGCTAACATTCCGCTGCACGCGGCAGATGGCCGAAGCCGTCGAGGCCAATGTCCGGTTCTTTCGGGATAACTTTTTCGACAAACATTTCGCGGGCTGGACGCTACACTACCAAACCCCGCGAATCTAAAAACAACAACGCACGATGAAAAACAAAAACGACAAGCGGGGCAAGTCCCCGGCAAATTTCTACGACAGAATCGCCGAAATGCTCAACAAGGCGGCTATTCCGCAGACGATCACAGTCGAGGCCGAGGGAGTTTCGCCCGAAACATTCTTGGCGACAGGGATCACGAAACGCGAACTGTATGCCACCGTCGCAATGGCAAGCCTTGCGCACGCCATCATAACAACCCCACCCGTCGGAGGCGGCAGGCTTCGTTCAGACTGGGCGCGGCGCGTGGCTACACAAGCCGCAGAGCTGGCCTACTACCTCGACGAAGCACTCGGCGAGATCGAACGAAACGGCGAACCCGCAAAAGATTCAAGACGATGAAAATTCTGTATTTGCCACTCAAAAAGGAGTGGTACGAAATGATCGAGCGGGGCGATAAGCGCGAAGAGTACCGCGAAAATACCCGTTACTGGAAAACGCGGCTTATCGACACGGTAATATACGACGAGGGGGACGAGGAGACCGAAAGCCCGGTATTTATATTCTTCAAAGACTACGACGCAGTTTGTTTTTCCTACGGCTACACCCGCCGCCGGATGCTATGGGAGTGCAAAGGCGTTGATTTTGGCCGAGGTCGCCCGGAATGGGGTGCACCCGATCACGAAACATTTATCATCAAATTTGGAAACCGCCTGAACGATGAGAGATTACAGTAAAGATTTCGCCGAATGGCGAAAATGGCGCGACGAAAAAGGGTTGCCGCCTATCTACGACAACCCGGCCGACGCGGGTATCGAAACGGATTTCCGGGTCGGGCAGCAAGTGTCGTTCACGAACGAATACGGCGTGCGGTTCGAACCGCACGTGATAATGGGATTCTGCAAACCGGAGCTTTCGGGCCGGTGCGTCTACCTCGACTACGACTGCTACTGGTTCCCGACGGAACTCAAATCGTTAAAACCCTATCGGAAATGATGTCCCAGCCGACTTACATAGCCTCGTGTTCGTTTGGCAAGGATAGTATCGCAACAATTCTCCTTGCCCTCGAACATGACGAACCACTCGACCGGGTGGTATTCTCGGAAGTGATGTTTGATCACGCACGCAACATCAGCGGCGAGATTCCGGAGCACATCGGGTGGATATACGACACAGCTATCCCGAAGCTGCACGACATGGGCATCCACGTCGACGTGGTACGCGCCGAACGGGACTACTGCTATTTTTTCGCAAATGCCGTCGGGGGGGGGGAGAATGCAGGAAAGATTTACGGGTTCCCGCTCGGCGGCAAATGCTTCATCAATCGGGATTGCAAAGTCGCGCCCATACGAAAATACCTCGCCGAAATTGCTGGCGGTCCCCTGCGTGCCAAAACGAATATCGTGCAGTACATCGGTATCGCCGCAGACGAACCGCGACGACTTGCCAAACTCACGGAGAACCGAATGTCGCTCTTGGCGAAATACGGCTACACCGAGCAGATGGCGAAACAGCTTTGCGCCACTCACGGGTTACTGTCGCCGATCTACACGACCGGGACACGCGGCGGATGCTGGTTCTGCCCGAACTGCAAAATACAACATTTCGTCAACCTGCGACGCAATCATCCCGAACTATGGGCAGAATTGGTCGAGTTGAGCCATACGCCGAACTTGTGCAGCTACGGATTCAAATACGGCCTTACCGTGCAGGAGGTCGAAAAACGGATGAATGCAGAAGAACAACAGCTAAAACTTTTTTAATCACAACTTTCCATGAAAGACATTCATCATACCTGCCGATGCACCGGGCAACAGTTTACGTTCAAAGAGTGGTGCGCGTGGCTTGATAACCACAAAAAAGCCGGACAGGATAGCGGTAAATTCGTGGCGTTATCGTACAACGGTTTCGATTTCAACATTCACGACGTATGTCTAACGCCTAACAGACCTGTCCGATTATTCAACCACCATTGTATCGTGGAGGTTAAAACGGCGCAGTCGCCGACAGGACGCTGGGATTACGGGCTGGATGTCAACTTGCACAATTCGGGCCATTACGTCGGGGCCGGATTCGTCGACGATGTGCAAAAGGGATACCCAACGGAAGCCGCCGCGATTCTTGCCGCCCTGCTCGATGCCCGCAAATCAGCCGAACGTGAACTGGCGAACTGTTCCGGTCGCTCCCGGTCGAATCTCGACAACGAGGACGACGAAGACGGATTCATCAAAGACAGCACGCTGGCCCCGTATATTCGGAATATCATCAAGCAAATCGACGATCAGCGCCGTGCAACGGCGTTCAAACAACTAACCCTATTTTGATTATGACACGACACGTTGAATCGCACATGCAACGAATGTGCGTCGGTTGGTTCCGGCTCCAATACCCCGCCGTCGGCAAACTCCTGTTCGCCGTTCCGAACGGTGGCGCACGGAGCCGCACGGAAGCCGCGATAATGAAAGCAGAGGGCGTAACCGCAGGCGTTACCGACCTTATCCTGCTGCTCGGACGCGGAGGCTTCAACGCCCTATGTATCGAAATGAAGACTACCGACCGACGTTCCGCCCTATCGGACGCACAAATCGAATGGCGCTCGCTCACAATCGCGAACGGAAACAGACACGTCGTCTGCCGGACGTTAGAGGAATTCCAGTCGGAAATACGCTGGTACATGGCGCGCCCGGCAAATAACGAACCACGGGACGAAATCACCTGTGTCCGCCCGATAGTTCCGCCGTCCGTCGAAGAGATCGAGCGAGCATTTGGGAAAATCAGGCGACGCAAAATCAATCATCAACCAACAAAAACCGAGAAACAATGACAACACACAACCCGAAATTCAGAGGGACGCCCGGCCCGT